CAGAAGGCCAACGTCGATCCCGACTACGTCCTCGTCCGCGTCTCCCAGAAGAAGCTCCCACCTCAGACGAAAGGAATGAAGTATGGATAACCCTGTCAGTCGTACCTTGTTCGCCGCCAATGCAGCGGCGTTCTCCATCATCTTCATCGGCGTCCTGGTGCTGGCCTAGCACATGGCCGACCAACCCCTGACGCTGGTCGCCGACGCGGAAACTGACGGCTTTCTCCACGAACTCACCCAGGTCTTCTCGCTCGTCGTAAGAGACCCTGACACGGGCGAACAGCTATCCTGCACGGACCATAGCTCGCGGCATCCCAGCATCCGCGACGGCCTCAACTGGCTGCTGCAGGCCGACTACCTCGCCTTCCACAACGGCATCGCGTTCGACTACCACGCGCTGCGGAAGGTCTATCCAGACTGGAACCCCCAAGGCTTTCTGCTCGATACCCTGATCTGCGCTCGGCTGATGTGGCCCGAGCGGAAGAAGGACGACTTCCCGCTCCACGAGAAGGGCAAGATCAGCGGCAAGAACATCGGGCGTCATTCCCTGGAAGCCTGGGGCGAGCGTCTGGGCTTTCACAAGGGCGACTTCCACGACTTCTCGCAGTGGACCGAGGAGATGCAGCGGTACTGCGAGCGTGACGTTGCGGTCACCTGCAAGCTGCTCTCCAAGATCAGGAAGAAACGCTGGCCGTGGCGCTCCATCAAGCTGGAGCATGACTTCGCCTGGATCATCGACACCCAGGAGAAGCATGGCGTTCTGTTCGATGAAGCCGCTGCTGGCAAGCTGTACGGCAAGCTCTCGGGCAGGCGTGAGGAAGTCCGCGAGCAGCTTCAGCAATACTTCCCGCCCTACTGGAAGCTCGCCGAGGAGAAGACCGTCACCAAGAGCCGCAAGGTGAAGCGGCCCGATCTCGGCTACGTCCGCTGGCCCAGGTATTCCACCAAGACCGGCAAGCGCATCAAGGACTACAACGGCCCGGTCCTGGAGGAGTACGACCAGGGCGTTCAGTACGGCAAGGTCTACCTGCAGGAGTTCAATCCGCAGTCCCGAGACCAAGTCGCCGAGCGCCTGAAGACCCTCTACGGCTGGCAGCCGACCAAGTTCACGGACGGCGGCAAGCCTGCCGTAGACGACGAGGTTCTCCAAGCTCTGCCCTACGAGCCGGCCCCGCTCCTGGCCGAGTATTATCTGCTGTCCAAGCGGATCGGCCAGCTTGCCGAGGGTAAGCAGGCCCTGATGAAGCACGTCGATAGCGACGGGCGTATCCGGGGCTACGTCGTGACCAACGGTACAGTGACGGGCCGCTGCGCGCACAACTCACCGAACCTGGGTCAGGTGCCGCAGCCGAAGTCGCCGTATGGCGAGGAGTTTCGCAAGCTGTTCAAGGTGCCCAAGGGCAAGAAGCTCGTGGGCGTGGACGCGGACGGCCTGGAGCTTCGCGGCCTTGGTCACTTCCTCGCCCGGTACGACGGCGGCGAGTACGCCCGTACTGTGGTCGAGGGCAGCAAGGAAGACCGCACCGACGTTCACTCGCTGAACGCTCGCGGCCTGGGCTTCGATCCCGACGAGAAGCTCGTCATCAATGGCGAGCATACGACGGGCCGAGATCAGGCAAAGAGGTTCATCTACGCTTTCATCTAGTTACTGGATGCCGTGAGGGAAATCCTCACTGGAAACAACCCCGTTAATTCAGGGGAACTCCCTTTGGGACAACCCTGAGCCAAGCCTTCGGATACTCGATAGCCTCAATCAAAGGAGGCTGAATGAAGTATCCAAACAAGCGTTTCAATCCTAAGAATTGTCGCGCTTGCGATAGCACGTTTACTCCAACTGCCCCGTGCCACCACTATTGCGGCGATGACTGCAAACAAGAGGGATGGTGGCACAACTACTTCCTTCGCACCTACGGTATCACTCTTGCTAAGTACCGTGAACTCTGGGAACAGCAAGGCGGCGTGTGCGCGATATGCGGAGGAGAAGGGTTTATAATGAACCCCAATAAGCACAAGCTAAAGCTGGTAGTAGACCATTGTCACGATGAAGGCCATGTACGCGGACTGCTTTGCCATAATTGCAACCGCGCTCTTGGCCTACTTCAGGACAACACAACCAATATGCAACGTGCTGTCGAGTATTTGAAGGAAGGTGCAACGACCATCCCATAACGGGAGTAGGCCGCAAGCCACTGGCGGTCGAAAAGCGGGGCACCCTAACGGCGAGGCCGAGGGTGAAGATATGGTCTGGCCCCTGTGGCAACACAGGGCAGCCCTACGAGGGCGGGCTGGAGAGTGGCGTCTCCAGTCGAACACAGCGATGGCGCAGGTGACGAGAAGATCGGCATCGTCGTGGACGTAGACAAGGCCGAGATCAAGCGGCTCAAGCGGGAGCGTCCCGACGAGTGGAAGAAGGTTCGTAAGCGGCTGAAGAAAGCCGACCGCAAGGTGACCAGCAAGGACATCGCGCACACGATCAAGGGTGCGGACATCAAGGCCAAGTTCCTGGCTGAGACCCCTGCCCTTGAGCGGTTCATCACCGATGTCGAGAACGCGGTCAAGCGCCGCGAGAAAGACAAGAACGGCAAGAAGCAGACCGGCTGGCTCCGGGGCCTCGATGGTCGCCGGCTGCCGATCCGCAGCTACCACGCCGCACCCAACACGCTGATCCAGAGCCTGGGCGGCGTCGTCATGAAGGCGGCGCTCGTGCAGTGCGATCACGATCTTCGTGCGGCTGGATACTTACGCGGGACCAACTATGCGTTCGTCCTGAACGTCCACGACGAGTTTCAGATCGAGTGCGACGAGGACATCGCGGAGGACGTGGCCCGCATCGCTGCGGATGCAATCGAGAAGGCCGGCGAAACCTATGGACTGAAGTGCCCGCTGAGTGGCGGCGCAGAAATCGGAAACGACTGGAGTGAAACACACTGATGGAAGACGGCCCGACCCCCGAGGAACTGCAGGCTGAGGCTGAGGCCCGCGTTGAGGAGACCGACCCACCTGCCCTCGCCAACCAATACGCCAACGCCTTGCTGACCCTGGCGAAGGCTTACACAGCCCAGAACCTGACTGGCGAAGCCGAGGAGGCTCTGGACGCTACGATCACAGCGGTCGCCACGCGAGCCGCCGACGAACTCACGCCCTTCTACAAGCAGGAGCAGAACTGATGCAGGTCGAGGTCACCGTCCGCGACGACAACCAGAAGACCACGATGGTCAAGCAGATCACCTTCCCGCACTACCAAAACGTGCCGGAGGGCGTGGTCCGCGACACCATCGACACGATGAAGGAGAGCGTGGTTTCGCACCTAACCAGCGAAGGCGAGGTGGAGGCCGACGAGTGGTGAGTAAGGCCAAGACCCGCACGCTGCTAATCGACGGCGACATCTGGGCCTTCCAGGCGGCTGTCGGCTGCGAGTACACCACCAAATGGACCGAGGACCTTTGGACCCTCCACGCCAACGAGAGCGAGGCGAAGGCCAATCTGCGTCATAAGGTCAACACCCTCCAGGAGGAGATGGAGGCCGATCGGATTGTCTTCGCCCTCTCCCACCCGGAGGAGCCGAACTTCCGCTACGACGTGCTGCCCAGCTACAAGAGCAACCGCGCGGAGCAGCGGAAGCCCATCGTCCTCGCCCCGCTCAAGGCGTACATGCGTGAGACCTGGGACTGCTACCAGCGGCCCAAGCTGGAAGGCGACGACATCCTGGGCGTCCTCGCCACGTCCAAGCGGATCATCCCTGGCGAGAAGATCGTCGTGTCTATCGACAAGGACCTCGCCACGATCCCCGGCAAGCTGCTGAACCTCCAGAAGGCCAACGCTCTGATCGAGGACGAGGACAGCAACGTCACCACCAAGCTGGAAGCTGTCCGCAAGATCACGCGCCGGGAGGCTGACTATAACCACATGGTCCAGACCCTCTCCGGTGACGCCACGGACGGCTACAAGGGCTGCCCGAAGATCGGCGAGAAGACAGCCCACAAGGTCCTGGACGGCCTGGAGCCGCACGAGTGGTGGCCTGCTGTGGTCCAGCAGTACGAGAAGCAGAAGCTCGGCGAGGACGCCGCTCTGCAGCAGGCCCGTGTCGCCCGTATCTGCCGGCGTGAAGACTACGACTTCAAGAACAACCAGCCGATCTACTGGACGCCGGAGAACCTTTCCACCTCCCCCGAGAGCAAAGGGAATTGATGACTTTCCGAGGCGAGGAAGGCTACCTCAACCTCTGCTACTACATCCTCAACCACGGGACCTACCGAGCGCCGGAGGGCGATGACGCCCGGTATGAGGCGTTCGCCCAGCCCATCAAGTTCGACCTGCGCGGAGGCACCCTGCCCCTGTTCACGTCCAAGCGGACGTGGTTCCGGGGCCTCGCGAACGAGATGCTCTGGTTCATCTCTGGCCGGCAAGACACCGGCCCGCTGAAGGACCAGGGCGTGCATATCTGGGACACCTGGGATCGCGGCGACGGTTACGTCGGCCCGCTCTATGGCTTCCAGTGGCGGCATTGGAAGGTCGATCCCCAGACCCAGGACCTCTACAGCGGCGAGACTGAGATCGACCAGCTTGGTCAGGTACTGACGACCCTGGAGCATAAGCCCGAGGGCCGCAGTCACTGCGTCACCGCGTGGCGTCCTGACCATCTGAAGGCGATGGGCATCAAGCCCTGCCACGTCTTCCTGCAGTTCTATCGTGTCGGCGACGAGATCAGCCTCGCCCTGTATCAGCGGTCCTGCGATATGTTCCTGGGCGTTCCCTTCAACGTCGCTCAGTACAGCCTTCTGCTGCACATGGTGGCGCACCAGCTAGGCTGCGAGGCCCGCGAGTTCACCTGGATCGGCGGCGACGTTCACATCTACGAGGACCACGTCGAGGCGGTCCAGGAGCAGCTTGAGCGGCAGACGTTGCCGTTCCCGACCCTGAGCTTTGCTCGGCAGCCGAACAGCATCGACGGCTACACCTACGACGACCTCGTGCTGGACGGCTATCAGCACCAGGGCCGCATCCGTGCGCCGATCTCAGCGCAGGGGCAACCCGGCTTCGCTCGGGTCCTAGAATAACACCAACAAGGAGGCGAATTGTCAGCACCCGAGTACGGGCCAACGCTCAAGTTCTCGCGTGACGAACACGCGCGCAAGTACCGCCAGGAAGGCGAGACCTTCCGCGAACGAATGACCGGCGTGGCGGACGGTCTGAAGGACAGCGATCCGCACTTCCACAGCTTCCGCGATCCGCTGCTGCATCAGCGGTTCCTTCCGCCTGGGCGTGTCCAGGCTGCGGTCGGCAGCACTCGCTATCACACGCCCTACAACTGCTTCGTCTCGGGCACGATCCCCGACAGCCTCAGCGGCATCACCGACAAGCTCGGCGAGGCTGCCCAGACCATGAAGCTGGGCGGCGGCATCGGCTACGACTTCTCCACGCTGCGTCCGCGCAACGACTGGATCGCCAGCCAGGAGACCTCGTCGTCCGGTGCGGTCAGCTTCGCGCAGCCCTTCGACGCGATGTGCAAGACCATCGCCAGCGCCGGTAATCGTCGGGGCGCTCAGATGCTCGGCCTTCGTGTCGATCACCCTGACATCGAGGAGTTCGTCCACGCGAAGGTCGGCGATACGTCGTTCCTGTCGCAGTTCAACATCTCGGTCCTGGTCACCGACGAGTTCATGCAGGCCGTGCTGCGGGGCGAGAGCTTCCCGCTGCGGTTCGGTGGCCGCGTCTACAAGTGGGTCGATGCACAGCGTCTCTGGCATGAGATCATGTGCGCGACCTGGGATTGGGCCGAGCCAGGGGTCTTGTTCATCGACCGTGCTAACGAGATGAACAACCTCTGGTACTGCGAGCATCTTCCAGTCACCAACCCCTGCGGCGAACAATGGTTGCCGCCTTACGGGGCGTGCCTACTTGGAGCGTTCAATCTTCCCAAGTACCTCTACCCTTGGGCAGACACCTGGATATTCGACTGGCAGCTATTCGAAGCTGACATCGAGGCCGTCTATCCGGCGATGGACAACGTCCCGGATCGGGCGACGTTCCCGTTGGACGCGCAGCGTGAGGAGGCCCAGAACAAGCGGCGCATGGGCTTGGGCATCACCGGCCTTGCCAATGCCGGCGAGGCGATGGGGATGCCGTATGGCTCGCAGGAGTTCCTCGTCTGGCATGACCGCGTCGAGTGGTTCCTGACGAACAAGCTCTACGAACTGTCCGCGCTGCGGGCTGCTGAGTATGGGCCTTTCCCGGCCTTCGATCGCGAGAAGTTCCTGAACAGCAAGTTCGTCCAGCGGCTGGACCCCTATGTCCAGGACCTGATCTGGCGGCACGGCATCCGCAACTCGCACCTCCGCAGTCAGGCCCCGACCGGCACGACCTCGTTGTGCGCGGACAACGTGTCCAGCGGGATCGAGCCTGTCTTCAGCCTGGGCCAGAGCCGGAAGGTCCGTCGCCGCGACGACGAAGGCTTCGTCCGTATCGAGGAAGAAGGTCTCGTGGACTACGGCTGGAACTTCCTGGGCGTCGAGGGCAAGACCGTCGCGAACGGCGACGTGTCCGTGGAAGATCATCTGAACGTCCTGGAGGTCGCGGCCTACTGGAACGACAGCAGCGTCTCCAAGACGACCAACATCTCCGACGACACGACTTTCGAGGAGTTCAAGAACGTCTACTTCGAAGCGTGGCGTCGGGGAGCGAAGGGCTGCACCACCTTCCGTCCTGCCGGCAAGCGTTGGGGCATCCTCCAATCTTCCGACGACAGCGGCGACAGCGGAAGCTCTGAAGAAGCTAGCGGAGGTGCCTGCACCTTCGACCCGGAGACGGGAGTGAAGTCTTGTGACGAGTAGTTTTCCGTGGGACGAGGTAGAGGTCAGCAGTAACGACTGTTGGCTTCTACCACATCGACATCATCAACCTCATGGGTACTGCCAGATAAATAGAGGGAACCGCGCATGTTGGGCGCATCGTCTTGCCTACGCTGAAGTGTATGGCGATCCAGGCTCGTTGGTGATTGACCATATCTGCCGTAACCGTGCGTGTGTGAACCCTAACCATCTGCAAGCTGTCACGCAGGCTGAGAATGTTCGCCGAGGCTACAACGTCGGCGGCGCTAAGAAAACACATTGTAAACGCGGGCACCGTTTAGCCGGCGATAATGTCCGACTTACGACGCAAGGCGGGCGTCTCTGTAAAGCCTGCAAAAGAGAACGACAAAGAAAAGCAGCATGACTAACCTCCTCCACTCGTCGCATCTGGTGGTCCCTGACCCCCATGCGACCCCGGAGGCCGACAACAGGCGTTTCGACTGGCTCGGGCAGGCTATCGTTGAGTGGCAGCCCGACAAGGTGATCTGCCTGGGTGATCTCGGTGATATGCCTTCCCTCTGCCCTCACCACGGCAAGCGTGAGGCTGAGGGCGGGCGTATCCGCCGCGACATCGAGGCCGTACAGGATGCACAAGAGCGTCTGTGGCGTCCTCTCCAGCAGTACAACGCCCAGCGCAAGGCGTGGAAAGAGCGGCAGTACAAGCCGCGCACAGTCCTGCTGGGAGGCAACCACGACCAAGATTGGGTGGAGCGTGCCGTCGAAGACCATCCCAGCCTGGAGGGCTTCCTAACCCTCGACGCGCTGGAGTTCCACGACTGGTGGGACGAGTACGTCGAGTACAAGCTCCCCATCGAGATCGACGGCATCAAGTACGCCCATCACCTGCCAGCCGGCGTCAGTGGTCGGCCTGTAGGGGGAACCCATGCAGCGCGCCAGCTTCTCCAGAAGCACCACCAAAGCTGCACCGTGGGCCACTCCCACGTCCTCGACTACAAGACGCATCCGCGTAAAGGCGACAACGCGCACATGCACGGCCTTGTGGCCGGTTGCTTCTTCGAACACAGCCCGAGCTACGCCCGTCGCGATGTCAGTGACTTCTGGTGGCGCGGGCTGATCTGGAAGAAGAACGTGCGTCACGGCGACTACACCCTGTCCACTATCAGCATTGAGGAACTTGGAAGGCAATTCGCCTGATGTCCCGAGCCAAGAAGAAGCAGAAGTTCCAAGACGAAGTGCCGCCGCCCGTCGAGGCAATCAACGAACCGCAGCAAGAATACCTGGAGGCGATCCGTGATTATCAGCAGGTCTTTGGCATTGGCCCTGCTGGGACCGGCAAGACCTTCATCCCGGCTGCGGTCGGCGCGGACAAGCTCATGCGCCGAGAGACTGCGGGCGTGGTCATCACGCGCCCGAACGTGCCTGCGGGGCGGTCGCTCGGCTTCTTCCCCGGCGAGCTTGAGGAGAAGATGGCTCCTTGGGTTGCGCCGATCACGTCCGTCATGAAGGAACGGATGGGCGACAAGTTCGACTACGACTGGAACAAGGGCAACATCGAAGTGGTGCCCTTCGAAGTCATGCGTGGTCGTTCGCTCTACGACAAGTTCGTGATCCTGGACGAGGCGCAGAACACGACGAAGTCCGAGATGGAGATGTTCCTGACGCGGATCGGCGAACACTCCAAGGTCATCGTCACAGGCGACCTCGATCAAAGTGATCTACGAGAGCAGAACGGCCTCGACCATGCAATCGAACTTGCCGAGACTTACGGCCTGCCGACGCCCATCATCGAGTTCCAGATTTCGGACATCGTTCGCTCGGGCCTCTGCGCTCAGTGGACCAAGGCGTACCTGCGTGATGCCGACGCGGACTGACCTTTCCATCTCTGGAACCACAGAGGGATTTTGTTGAACACGCAAGACGACAGCTTCCCTTACGTCTCTCAGGCTCTGATCGACGCGCTTCAGCGCGTTTTCCCGGACCAAGCGCCGAACCCTGGCACACCTGACCACAAAATCAGGGAACAGATCGGAGCGGTAGCGGTGGTCCGCTTCCTGGAGACGAAGCGCCGTGAGCAGCAAGAAAACCAAGAACTAGGGAGCGACTTCTCTTAATGTGTACCCCGGACCCTCCCAAGCAGCCAGACCCTGAACCTGCTCCGGCTCCGCCGCCACCGGCTCCTCCGGCACCCAAGGCTCCGAAGATTGAGCCTCAGAACAAGAGCCGGAGCGGCAAGAACAGCACCAAGACCAACAAGAACCGGAAGCAGGACAGCCGCGAGAAGCTCCGCATCCCGAAGAACACGGGCGGCGGCACCAGCGGCAACAGTGGCCTGAACATCCCGACTAGCTAATGGCAGCAGAAGCGGAGAACCAGATCACAGCCAAGGAGCGGTACGCCCAGCTAGAGCGTGACCGCAACGTCGTTCTCGATCGCGCCCAGCGCGCTGCCAAGCTGACCATCCCGAGCCTCCTGCCTGAAGACGGCCACGGCGAGACGAGCGAGCTTCCGCAGCCGTACCAGAGCATGGGCGCTCGTGGCCTGAACAATCTGGCCTCCAAGCTCCTGACCTCGCTGGTCCCGCCGAACAGCCCGTTCTTCAACATGACGATTGACGAGCAGACGCTGTCGGAACTGGAGCAGCAGGCCGGTCAGGATCGTAACCTGCGGGGCGAGGTCATGAAGGCTCTGTCCTCTATCGAGCAGACCGTCATGACCGTGATCGAGCAGCGGGCCATCCGCGTCTCGGTCTTCGAAGCTCTGAAGCAGCTTCTCGTCGCCGGCAACGTCCTCCTGTTCATCCCGCCTGGGTTACGCTCGCGCGTGCGGGTCTATCACCTGAACCGTTTCGTGACGAAGCGCGACCCGATGGGGAACATCCTGGAGATCATCGTCAAGGAGAACGTCAGCCCTTCGGCCTTGCCGGATCGGGTACGGGAACTCTTGGACGAGAGCGAGAGCTACCAGGACGAGAACGGGAAGCCGGTCGAGAAGACCAAGGAACTCTACACCTACATCTACCGCTACACGGACGGCAACAACAAGCAGAAGTTCAAGGTCTATCAGGAGATCGACGGCAAGAAGGTCCCCAAGTCTGAGGGCACCTACAAGCCGGAGAACCTGCCCTGGCTGCCTCTGCGTTACACGTCCATCGACGGCGAGGACTACGGTCGCGGCTTCATCGAGGAGTACGAAGGCGACCTGCACTCGTTGGAGGAGCTTACCCGCGCCATCGTGGAAGGCTCCGCTGCGGCGTCGAAGGTGGTGTTCCTGGTCTCGCCCAACGGCACGACCCGCAAGAAGGACATCGCCGAGGCTCCGAACGGGGCCGTGCGCGACGGGCTCGAGGAAGACGTGTCTACGCTCCAGATGGAGAAGTACGGCGACTTCCGCACAGCGCAGGAGACGCTGAACGACCTGAAGGAGCGACTGTCCTTTGCCTTCCTGCTGAACACCTCGATCCAGCGTGATGCCGAGCGTGTGACGGCGACCGAGGTACGGTTCATGGCCCAGGAGCTAGAGAACGCTCTAGGCGGGCTGTACTCGATCCTGTCGCAGGAGTTCCAGCTTCCGCTGGTCAAGGTGATCATCAGCCAGCTTAACAAGGCAGGACAGCTTCCGAACTTCCCGCAGGACAAGGTTCAGCCGCAGATCGTGACGGGCCTGGAGGCCCTGGGTCGCGGCAACGACCTGCAGAACCTCGACACCTTCATCGCCGGCCTTGCCGATGCGTTCGGCCCAGAGGCGACGGCCCAATACATCAACGTGGACGAATATCTGGCGCGGCGTGCAGCGGCGCTCGGCATCGACGCGGACGGCTTGGTTAAGAGCCGTCAGCAGATCGCCGACGAGAGCCGGCGTTCGCAGATGCGGCAGATGATCGACCAGATGGGACCGAACGCCGTGGATCAGATGGGTCAGGCGATGCAGAAGCAGATGGAGCAAGACAATGGCTCAGGCCAAGAGCAATCAGCGTAAGACGCAGCCGAGCAAGAAGAAGACCGAGGCGACGACCGACATCGAGCAGGGCAACGGCCCGTCGAACATGCAGCCGGTTAACAACGAGGAGCCGGAGCCGGGTCAGTACGATGTCCGTCGTGAGACCCTGGACAAGGGTGCAGCTTCGGAGAACGACAGCGGGGATCATCCTCGCGCCACGCAGCCGAAGCACACCTTCACCAGCGTCAACGGCAACCTGCGGAGTACCAACTAATCCATGCCTGACGATTTCCAGGGCACCGCCATCGGCGAAGGAGAGCAGCAGCAGGCTCCCGAGGGCCATGATCAGAAGATGGCCGAGCAGTACGAGAACGGCGGCGACCAGGAAGCCAGCCAGCTTCTCGCCGGCAAGTTCACGTCTGCCGAGGAGCTAGAGAAGGCGTACAAGGAGCTTGAGAGCAAGCTCGGCTCCCAGGCCACCGGAGGCCAGGGCGAAAGCTCCGATCAGGGTGACGGCTCGACACAGTCCGATCAGGGCCAGGATCAGAACCAGAGCCAGGACGACAACCAGAGCCAGGACGCTGATCGCGAGCAGGCCAAGGACGCTGTCGAGAACGCCGGCCTGGACTTCTCCAAGTACGAGCAGGAGTTCCAGAAGAACGGCGAGCTTTCCGAGGACAGCATCCAGGAACTGGAGAAGGCCGGCTTCGACCGGACCCGCATCAACACCTACATGCGGGGCGTCCAGGCGAAGTCCAGTGACCTCGCCAGCACTGCTTTCGAGGAGGCTGGTGGTCAGGAGACCTTCCAGCAGATCACGCAGTGGGCTGGTCAGAACCTCTCCAAGGCCGAGATCGACGCCTTCAACAAGACGATGGACAGCGCGGACGAGGGGCAAATCCGCCTCGCCGTGCGTGGGCTTGTGCAGAAGTACAACGCCCAGGCTGCCGAGCCTGACCTTGTTCAGGGCGGCAACGCGCCGAAGCAGAACTCGGACGTGTACGCGGACTGGAGCGAGGCCATGAACGATATGTCCTCGCAGAAGTACCAGAACAGCCCTGCCTACCGCGAATACGTCCAGAACAAGCTCCTGCGCTCGGGCATCTAACCGATGGTCAAGGCGATCACGGACCTGCTCACGGAGGGCATCAACGTCGAGACCCTGCTGACGCTCCTGGCCGCAGCCGCTGCGATCGGCGTGTCGTTGTGGCTTCGCGGCCTGATCAAGAAGCTGATCGCGTTCCGCAAGGTGCGGAACTCTGGTCGGATCGCGAAGGACGTTGTCCTCCGGTGGAACGACAACAGCGCCAACAGCTTCTGGCGCGTCACCGACATCCGGTTCGGCGGCGTGTGGCTGCAGAACCGGGAGAACGAAAGTCTGGAAGCCTGGGTTCCCCACCAGGAACTCCTGACAGCACCAACCCTGTTTTCTCGAAAGTAAGGAGACGCAATCATGGACCAGGGCACCGTCGCCCTCGTGCTTGAGGGCATCCTGGCCGCGCACGGTCTCGCGATCTTCGTCGTGAACGTGACCGACACCCCGGTCGATAATACCTGGGTCAAGCGGTTCTACACGGTCGTTGAGAAGGTCGCGGGCATCTTCAACGTGAAGAAGGTCAAGCAGGCGTAAGCCTGTCCCCTCCTCTAGGGCTAGGAAAACAACAATACTCTCAATTTACTAGCGGGGCTTCGGCCCCGCCTTTAGGCCATTTCTTCGAGGAAATCGGCTTTCCTACTGCCTCCCCACGCACAACGAACGACGTGAAGCCTTGCCCACTACTTGGTGCCTGCGGGTGCCGAGCGTGGATAACATGCGTGGATCGTGTGACTTGGCGGGGGAACTAGAAGAAGACTTCAACCCACCAACGAACACTTCGGAGGTAGCACCACATCATGGTCGATCAGACCCCCCTGCGTACTGGCGCAGACAATCAGGGTAGCGACAAGCGCGCGCTGTTCCTGAAGGTTTACGGCGGCGAGGTGATGACCGCGTTCGCCGAGAACACCAAGTTCCGCAGCCGTCACAAGGTGCGGACCATCGAGAGCGGCAAGTCGGCTCAGTTCCCGGCTACCGGCAAGAAGAACGCGCAGTACCACACGCCGGGTAACTTCATCCAGGGCACGCAGATGAACGTGTCCGAGCGCACGATCAACGTGGACGATCTCCTGATCGCCCCGACCTTCATCGCCAACATTGACGAGGCGATGCAGCACTATGATCTGCGTTCGGAGTACACCCGCGCGGACGGCGAGGCCCTGGCCCGCGTGTTCGACAAGAACGTGGCCCGTGTGGGCATCAACGCTGCGCGCTCCAGCGCGACCGTCTCGGACCTGCCGGGTGGCGAGACCATTCAGAACGCGAACTTCAAGACGAGCGCGTCTGATCTGGTCACCGGCTTCTTCGACGCGGCCCAGGCGCTGGACGAGAAGGATGTCCCGGAGAACGAGCGGTACGGCTTCCTGAAGCCGGCGCAGTATTACCTCGTGATCCAGGACAAGAACGTCCTGAACCGCGATTGGGGCGGCGAGGGCAGCTATGCCCGCGCGAACCTGCCGGTGATCGCGGACATCGACATCGTCAAGACCAACAACCTCCCGACCTCCAACATCAGCACGTCGGACAGCGACGTGTATAAGTCGGCCTACGCGGGCGACTTCGGCGTCACGGCGGGCCTGATCATGCACCCCGGCTCGGTGGGCACCGTCAAGCTGAAGGACCTGTCCGTGGACGGCCCGACCTACAAGGAGGAATACCAGGGCTGGCTGACGGTGTCGAAGTACGCCGTGGGCCACGGCATCCTGCGTCCCGAGAGCGCGGTTGAGCTTCGGACGGGCGCTCCGGCGTAACGTCTGACGCCGCCTAATCAGAACCAAGGGGCAGTCTCAGTGATCCTGGGGCTGCCCCTTTTTTTCGTTCAGAGAGGAGACTATGAGCGAAGCTCTGACGCCGACGACCGAGCTTGAGGCGGTCAACGCCATGCTCACGACCATTGGCGAGACCCCGGTGAATACCCTGGAGGACACCGGACTGGCCGATGCTGAGATCGCACTGGCACGTCTGCGTCGGGTCAGCGCCGAGGTCCAGAAGTACGGCTGGCACTTCAACACCGAGATCAACTATCCGATCGTGCCGACCAGCCCGCTTCCCGGCGAGATCAAGCTGCCGCAGAACGTCCTGCGCGTGGACACGACTGGCACCGACGCGAACATTGATGTCGTCCAGCGCGGTTTCCGCCTCTACGATCGGCGCAATCACACCTACAAGTTCGACAAGACCCTTCGGGCCGAGATGGTCGTCCTGCTCGCCTACGACGAGCTTCCCGAGGCAGCACGTCAGTACATCTACCTGCGCGCTGCGCGGATGTTCCAGGACCTGACGCTCGGCTCGCAGACGATCCACGGCTTCACCCAGCGCGACGAGAACAACGCCTGGGTCGGTCTCCTGCACGCCGAAGGCGATACGCAGGACCACAACATGCTCACCGACAACTGGCACGCCGCCAGTATCACGCGGCGTGACCGCAACCCTGTCATCAAGCTCTAGCTGAGGAGGATCATGCCTCTCGTCTCAGGGAGTATCCCGAACCTAGTCAATGGCGTCTCTCAGCAGCCGCCGACCTATCGGCTGCCCTCGCAAGGCGACCTGAAGGAGAACGCTTTCGACAGCGTGGCCGAGGGGATGCTGAAACGTCAGCCCACGAACCATCGCGCCCGTGCCTTAGACACGCCCGACAGTGACGCCTTCGGCCATTTGATCGACCGGGACGAGAGCGAGAAGTACGAACTGATCGTTCGGGACGGCTCGATCCACGTCTGGGACCTAATCAATAACGAGGCCAAGACCGTCAACACGCCGGATGGGGTGGACTATATCTCCGGCATCACGCCGAAGGATGATCTTCGGGCGATGACTGTGGCGGACTACACGTTCCTCGTGAACAAGACCACCGTCCCTCAGATGCTATCGGAAAAGACTTCTAGCCGTCCATACGAGGCGCTGATCCACGTCCGCCAAGGCAACTACGGTAAGACCTATCGGGTCTTCCTGAATGGGAACCTGGACGCGGAGTACACCACTCCCAACGGCGGGACCGCCTCTGACGCCAAAGACATCGACACGTCCGCTATCGCTGGTGAGATCGTCACACAGCTACAGAACAACCGAGGCGAGCCTTGGAGGTTCTCCAAGCATGGCCGTGTGATCCGTATTTGGACGGACAACGGCGCTGATTTCGACGTGAATACCGAGGATGGGTTCAATGGTGATGCCATGTACTCCATCAAGGACCAAGTCCAGGACTTCCAAGACCTCCCGACAGAAGGGCCTGATGGTTTCCAGGTGAAGGTTGTGGGGCGTCCGAACGACAATTCGGATGACTACTACGTCAAGTTCGATAACACGGGAGGCGGTGCTTGGATCGAGACTGCGGCACAGGGTATCCCGTACCGCCTGCAGGCTGCGACGATGCCTCACGTCCTGGTCCGAGAGAGCGACGGCACTTTTACCTTCCGCCGTGCGAACTGGAACAACCGGGTGGTCGGCGATCAGACGAGCGCGCCCGATCCCGGCTTCATCGACAAGCCGATCAACGACGTGTTCTTCTACCGGAACCGTCTGGGCTTCCTCGCCAAGGAGAGCGTGATCCTCAGCCGCGCCGGGGAATACTTCGACTTCTTCCCTGGTACAGTCACCACGCTCCTCGACACGGACCCCATCGACATCGCCTCAGCGCACACGAAGGTGTCGATCCTGGAGAGCGCGGTGCCGTTCAACGAGACACTCCTGCTGTTCTCCAAGGAGACGCAGTTCGTCCTCCGAGGCGGGAACGTCCTGTCGCCGCGTAACGTGGCACTGCCGGCAACGACTGAGTTCGAAGCTGACGCTGACGTGACGCCGGTCTCCACAGGTCAGAACATCTACTTCACTGTCTCGGGCGGCGCGCAAAACGCCCACGCCCGTGTCATGGAGTATTATACCGAGGAGACCACAGCCAGTCTGCAGAACGCGCGTGACGTGACCAGCCACGTTCCGCAGTACATCCCGGCCCCGATCTACAAGATGGCCGTGTCTACGCTGCAGCAAATCCTGGTCGCCATCCCGAAAGACGAGCGGAACGCGCTCTACGTCTACAAGTTCTTCTGGGAAGGCCGGCAGAAGCTGCAGTCCTCGTGGTCCAAATGGACCTTCGACAGCAACGCGGAGATCATCGACGCCGGTTTCGTTCAGAGCCGGCTATGGCTCGCAGTCAGCCGGCCTGATGGCATCTACATCGAGTGGATGGACCTGGAGCCTGGGATCACAGACCCGGATAGCGAGGCATCTTACCTGACACGCCTGGATCGGCGTCTGAACGAGAACCAGATGGCCTCGATCTCCTACGACGAGATCAACGACGAGACCACATTCACGACGCCTGACCTGAAGTGGGCTTCACAGCCTGTCGTCGTCACACGGGACACGGCGCAGGATATTGCTGCGGGCGTGACCGCCCAGGTGATCTCCTGGAACGACCAGAGCGTCACGGTCGAGGGCGACTGGCGGAACGTGGACCTGTACTTCGGCGAGCCTTACACCATGCGGTTCCGCTTCTCCACGATCTACATGACGCAAGGCAGCGGCGAGAACCGTCAGGTGATCCAGAGCGGTCGCCTGCAGCTTCGCAAGATGGCGACGTTCCACAGCCAGACAGGCTACTACCGCGCCCATGTGACGCCGAAGGGCCGGGACACGTTCACCTACGAGTTCACCGGCCTGATCCTGGGATCGTCTAGCGCCACGCTGGGCAAGGTCTCCCAGGACACCGGCAACTTCCGCTTCCCCATTCAATCCCGGAACGACCAAGTCACGATCGAGATCGTGAACGACACCTTCCAGCCCTGCGCGATCCTGTCCGCAGAGTGGGAAGCGTTCTGGGTCAACCACTCTCGAAGGGTCGGCTAATACATGATCCTGACCGTCGATCACGCGACGGCAGGCGACATCCTAGACCTAGAGCCGAACCTCCGCGCCGAAGACCGCGCCGAGCTAGAGACAGCCAACAACGCCGACGCCAAGAAGACGCTGCTGGAGGGCTACGACCGCTCGATCCGGCGCACGTCTGTGCGTCTTCATGGGCGATGTGTGGCCTTGCTCGGCGTGGTCCCGGACTTTCGGAGGGACATCGGCCTGCCCTGGCTTGTCGCCTCGCCAGAACTCGTTGAGCAGGCCCCAATGGAGTTCTGCCGGCGAACCAAGCGGGAAGGCTGGGTTCAGGACTTCGCCAGTGGCTTCGGCCTCCTGGCGAACATCGTGGACAGCCGGAACACCCTACACGTTCGCTGGCTCCAGTGGGCCGGCTTCAGCTTCGACCAAACACCAATACACCTGAACGGCGTCCCATTCTGGAGGTTTTACTACGATGTGTTCGCCAACCGCAGCGGTCGCGGGCGCTAGTCTCGCTCTGACGGCTGCCACGACGGGCGCTCAAATGAAGGCGAAGTCCGACGCGGCTGACGCCCAGGAGGCCCGGAACGAGCAGATCGCAGACGAGGCTATCGAGAACCACAGCGAGCGCGTGGCTCAAATCCAGCTTCAGAACATGCAGGACGCGGAGGCCACAGGCGAGAAGATCAAGGACCAGCGGATCAAGCAGGAGCGGGCCTCAGCCAAGGCGCGCCTGTCCGCGATGGAGACCGGCACCTCCGGCAACTCTGTCGATGCGCTGTTCCGTGAGTTCCAGGGCCAGCAGGCCGAGTTTGAACAGGACACCCTGTCGAACCTGGGCGCTCGCCAGCAGGGCCGCGTCCGTAAGACCGAGGTATCCGCCGAGCGAGCCAAGGCCCGTACCCGGCAGATGACCCAGCCGGTCGAGGAGCCGAACTACCTCGCGGGCGCGCTCAAGATCGGCCAGGGCGCTCTGTCGGCCTACGACCAATACAGCGGCCCAGACGGCGACTTCGGCCTGGACTTCGGCCCGAGCGGTAACGACCCGGCCACGACGGGCGCGACTTCTCGTCTGAAGGCTGGTCCCTCCACGTCCGTCATCGAAGAATAACACCGGAGGCTAACCGTAGATGGCGACCAACAAGCGCGTCCGTGTGCGGACGCCGCAGGGGTCCGTGGACAGTCGTGTCACTGCCGGCACGTCCACGGTCTTCACCCCGCCCGCACAGCAGTCAGAGAACACGGCTGCCCAGATCGCTGCCGGCCTGTCCCAGGTCAATCCACAGGTCCAGAAGTTCCTGCAGAAGGAGCATGAGGAGTACAAGAAGGAGGAGCGCAAGCGGGGCGCTAAGGCTCGCCTAAAGAACGCCCTGGAGTTCAAGGAGGCTGTCCAGAAGGGCAAAATCCCGGAGAGCGCGAACCCGTACTTCGTCCAGGGCTACCAGGAACAGGCCGGCAAGCTGAAAGGCCAGGAGTATCAGCAGTACCTCCAGGCGCAGTATGCCCGGTCGGGCGTCCGCAACTCCACTGACCCGGAGGAGGTCGAGAGCTTCCTTCAGGAGCAGCGGAAGAAGTGGACCCAGAACCTGTCCGACAACGAGGACTTCCAGGAAGGCTTCCTGCCACAGATGCAGCAAGCCGAAGCCAACCTGCGCTCCCAGCACTCGGCCCAGGTCCAGGAGAACATTGTCGAGGGCAAGATCAGGCAATCCCAGGTCGAGATACAGAACCTCGTGGACGAGGCCGCACAGGGCGATTGGGAGCCGGAGCAACTCGCCAAGAAGGTCGAGGAAATCCAGCAGCGCGAGATGTTCGTCGGCCTCGACGGCAAGCGCGTCAACGAGATGACCGTGGACGCCATCGCCGGCAAAGCTCTGCGTGAGCGTGATCCTGAGCTTCTCGATGCCCTCGACAAGATCGAGGCTGGCTCCGGCAAGCTGGGCAAGACCCAATACGCTCGGAAGATGAAGGAGCGTACCGAGATCGAGATCGCCCAGAAAGTCCAGCAGGAGCGTCGGCAGGCTCGCCAGCGGCAAGAGCGGCTGGAGGAGAACGCGCTCAAGCGTCTCGGGACTGAGCTTCACAATCGGCTGGCGAACGCCGAGGACCCGAGCGAGGTCGAGGTCGATGACCTGTACGGCACGGCGGCTCAGTTCTCGCCCTTCGCCGTCGATAAGCTCAAGGACATCCGGGAGAACTACGTCGAGGACAAGTTCGTGGAGGACCGTGACGTGGTCCGCGAGCTACAGGTCGGCGTTCTCCAGGGCGATGTCGGCGAAGAAGACGTGGTCGAGGCGCTCAAGCGTGGCGACCTCAAGCCCGACACTGCCACCAGCCTGATCTCCGACATCGAGAGCCGAGACAGCGAAGAAGGTCCGTACCAGAACGACGTTCTCCAGGACTACTCTAACCGCCTGCACAGCACCATCGCCGGCAACGAAGGCAGTAAGCCTATGACCCGGCGTCTCGCCAACGAGGCGGTGTACGAGTTCCAGAAGGACTACGCCGGCTGGCTGGCGAAGAACCCCGAGGCCGGTCCCGAGGAAATGCGCGAGAAGGCGCAGAGCCTCTACGACAACAAGGCCGCACGGTACTCCGAGGACTTCACGTCCGAGCAGCTTCGCCGGTTCAAGGAGCGGAACAACATCGTGACGGACGGCCAGTCCGACGATGGCGGCTCTAGCTCTGACACCAGCACTTCGACGGACCAATCTTCGGATGAAGGTGACAACACCCGATCGCCGGAGGAACTGAGCGAGAGCGTCGGCGAAGGCCAGTCCGAGGAAGAAACCGAAGAAGTCATGGACAAGGCCGAAGACGCCGGCTGGGAGCAGGTCGGCAATACGACTTCGACCGGGATCAACTACGATGAACCGATGACTGTCGCGGAAGGTCCCAACGCTCCCACACTCGCTTCGCCTGACGATCTCCAGGATATGGACGCTGGCGAAGTGGACTGGAAGTCGAAGGCGCTGTTCGAAAGCCTCGATCAGCTTCGTCAGGTCACCGAGCAGTACCCCAAGGGTCCGGTGGCCTCGTTCCTGCACTCCAACGGCATCAACCCGCGTGAGTTCGCCCAGACCCAGGCACGTCTGCTGCGGCAACAGCCTGGGGCTGTCGAGGCACCCGGAGACAGCGGGGCCGAGCAAGGCGATCAGCAGGACAACACCGACAACGAAGAAAGCTCTGAGGAGTAATGGCTGAAGAAAACCCGATGCAGCAGGGCCTGCAGGCAGCCACTAACGCCAGCAGCGGGGCCGACAATGGCTCCGCTGCCTCCTCTGCGGAGGAGAACCAGACCCAGCAGACGGATCAGCAAACCGAACGCAACCCTATGCAGGAGGGCCTTGAGGCTGAGATGCCCGGATCGACGGGCGCTGACGCCGATCAAGGCCAGGGCGAAGACAGCAGCTACGACAAGGTAGGCGAGACCTTCCTGTCGCAGGTCCACACCTACACAGGCGAACCCGGGCGCGCGGTATCTCACGCGGTCACAGAAGGCGTGTCCCAGGCGGCAGACACCACCACGGACATCGTCAACTGGATCGCTGGCGACGACGTTGCCCCTGACGAGCCGCTTTCCGGCATCGTCACGAAGGAGCCAGAGACCGCTGCCGGCCAGATCGGGGCCGAGCTAGGCAAGCTGGCGATGGGCATGGTCGGCATCAACAAGTTCGCCAAGTTCCCGCAACTTGCCAGCAAGCTCACCAAGAGCGAGAAGGCCGGCGATCTCGTCGGCAATATGGCCTCTGGCGGCGTTGCCGACTTCACGCTGGTGGACGAGGAGGAAGGCCGGCTGGCCGATCTCCTGGATCAGTACCCGATCCTGAAGGACAGCGTGGGCCGGCTGGCGCACGAGCCAGATGACACGGACCTGGAGAGCCGCGCGAAGAATACGCTGGAGGGCCTTGGCCTGGGCCTGATCGCCGACACGGCGGTCAAGGGCGTCAAGGCGTTTGGCAAGCTCCGGCGCGGCGACGAGCCTTCGACGCAAACTGCCGGCGAGATCAAGCAGGCAGCCAAGCGTGACCAGCAGAAGTCGGCCCAGGCATCCGACGACACGACCCAGCAGGGCGATCCCGAGGTCGAGAAGGCTGACGAACTGGCCCAGCGTGCCCGTGAGGGCGACCAGGAGGCTGCACAAGAGGCCCGTCAGATGGCCGAAGACCGGATGACGGGTGGGCAGGCCACTGACGCCGGCCAGCAAGCCAACCCCGAGGCCGACGTGGACGCCGAACGGGCCGCCCAGGAGGAGGTCGATCTCCGCAAGGTCATGTCCAAGAAGGACATCGACAAGTTCAAGGAGGCCATTGGCCGTATCCATACGGGCGATGACCCCGAGATGGCGATGTCTGAGGTCAACCTGAACCTGGACAAGCTCCCGACCGACCACGACACGAAGGACGTGATCGCCAAGCTGTCCCGGATCGCGGACCAAAAGCTGTCCGAGTTCAAGGGCGGCAAGGGCAAGCGTTCGGATGTCGTGGTCCAGGAGATGGCTGACGCGCTCGGCACCAAGCCTGGATCGCTCATGAACGCCCTCGACCAGACCTTCAAGGGCGTCCAGAACTCCGACGCGGTCCTCACTGCGGCCTATGCCTACCACGATCGGCTTGCCAAGGAAGCCTCACGGCTGGCTCAGACCTCGCTCGTCTCCGACGACGAGAAGATCGTGGAGCAAGCGAACGAGGTGATCCAGCGGCTGGCGAACTTCCAGGGCCTGCTGGGCGGCACCGAGACCGAAATGGGCCGCGCGTTCCGCTCGCTTGGCACGCTGAAGAAGAACATGCCCGACATTCAGAGCCTCGCGGCAGACCCGGAGGCTGCGAAGAAGGGCGCTCTCAGCGGCCAGGAAGCCAAGCGTGCCCTGCGTCGGATTGCTATGGCCGAGGGTGACCTGAAGGCCACGACCCAGCAGGCATCGGGTAAGGCCGGCTCGTCCTGGGACAAGTTCAACTACTTCATCCTGAACAACATGCTGTCGGGCATCGACACGCAGCTCACCCAGGTCGGGTCGTCGGCGATGCAGTCTGTCCAGCGGCCTATCGAGATGATGGTCGGCGGCGCTCTTGGCGGCAGCAAAGCCCGTGCCCGAGAAGGTGCGGACCTGCTGTTCGGCGAGTTCGCGTCCTCGCTTGAGGGTGTGAAGATGGCCGCGAAGGCGTTCCGGCAGGACAAGAACATCCTGGACCCGCACGTCAGTCCCTACGACGTGCAGCACTCCGCTGGTGAGATGCGGCCCACGTCGGACAACAAGTTCGTGGACAAGCTGTTCCAGATGCACGGGCTTCCGACGCGGATGCTCATGACTACGGACGAGTTCTTCAAGCAGATGAACTACCGTAGCCGTGTGCGTGCGATGGCTCTGCGTCAGGGCCGCGCACAGGGCCTGAAGGGCAAGCGTCTGAAGGAGTACACGAAGCGGTACATGGACGCCTCCTATGGCCCGCAGGGCGAGGCTATCGTCCCGCAGGCTAAGGAGTATGGCCGGGAGACGACCTTCACGAGCGACCTGCAGTACGGCCCCGGCAAGACCATCCAGGACTTCGTCCAGAAGCACCCGTGGGCGCGTATCTTGGGTATGCCGTTCACGCGGACGCCCGTGAACATCTTCCGCCACATGGCGCAGCGCGGGCCACTCGGCTCCGGCTTCGCCCAGCGGCAGATGAAGGCTGACCTCAAAGCAGGCGGCGACCGTGCCCGAGACGCTATCGGCAAGCAGGTCGTCGGCAACGGCCTTTGGGGCGCAGGTGCGTTCCTCGCGTTCAACGAGCGGATCACTGGCGCTGGTCCCAAGGACCCAGAGCAGTGGAAGCAGTGGCGGATGCACAACCAGCCGTACAGCCTCAAAATCCCGTGGGGCACTAACGAGGACGGCTCCCAGCGGTATGAGTTCATCTCCTACCGTCGTGCCGATCCGCTCGGGACCTTCGCCGGCATCCCTGCCGACAGTAAGGAAGGCATTGAACGTGCCCTCAACGAGGTCCTCAACCGCGAGCCGGCGATGCGGGCGACCCTGGAGCAGATGGGTGACGCTGGCGAAATGAGCCGCGATGGCCTTTCGGTGAACGATCTGACGGAGGCCGGCACCGCGATTGCCGCAGGCATCGCCAAGAACGTCACCTCCAAGACGTACCTGCAGGGTATGACCGAGCTTCTGGCCGGCGTTGCATCTGGTAAGCCCTACGAGATGAAGAAGCTGGTCCAGAACAAGCTCGGCACGCTCGCCCCGTGGCAGATGTCCGCGTTCACAACCTCCCTGAACGACGAGGACGCGGTCATGCGGGAGAGCCGGAACGTCCTGGACGGCCTGTGGGCCAAGGTCCCTGGCTGGAGCGACAACCGGCCTGCGTCCCGGAACATGCTGGGCGAAAAGGTCATGCGTCCGCGTGGCCTGATGAACCGGACTATCTGGCCTTACACTGCGGAGAGCGGCGAAGACCGGGTCGGCCAGGAACTGGCGAAGCTGGCTGAGGAGGACAAGGTGATCGCCCCTCCAAAGGAGACGATGCTGGAGGGCGACATCGACCTCACCGATCCGAAGTGGAAGAACTCCGAAGGAGACCTTTCGCCGTATGACTACCTCATGAAAGAGGTCGGCGAGATGAACCTCCGAGAGAAGTTCAAGCGTCGGATGGAAGCGTCCGATTGGGACACTCTGGGGCCAGAGGCCAAGCAGGTTGAACTCAACAAAATCCAGAACCGCGTGACCAAGCGGGCAGAGCGTAAGATGCTCCGTAAGTATGAGCGGCTGAACAGCTTCTACCGCCGTCTCAAGCACAACAAGGACATCTCACAGCAGCCCGGTGGACAGGCGGTCCTGGAAGAAATCGCCAACGAAAGCAACTAGAACCAAGCCCCGGCCCCTCGCGGGTCGGGGCAAACTCTTTGCGAGGAGGATATGGCACGGAGTTTCGTCCAGTACACGGGCGACGGCTCAACCACAAACTTCAGCTTCAGCTTCCCCTACCTCTCCAAGGACCACATCCACGCCTACGTTGACGGCACGGAGAAGTCCTTCGACTGGAACGGCTCCAGCACGATCATCTTGGACCCTGCCCCTGCGGACGGCTCGACCGTCGAGGTTCGCCGTATCACCCCGGCAGACGCGCGTGTGGTGAACTTCCAGAGCGCCTCGACGCTTACCGAGAAGTCGCTCGACAAGGCGTTCAACCAGGACTTCTACCTCGTCCAGGAAGTGAAGGACGCCTCCGAGAACGCGATGACGCCTGTCGGCGGCGTGTGGGACGCTGAAGGTCTCCCGATCTCCAACGCTGGCGCTCCGCAGGACGACAACGACCTCGTCACGCTGGGCGTCGGCAACATCATCGTGGCTGATGCGGAGGCTGCTCGGGACACGGCCCAGACCTACCGAGATCAAGCCAACAGTCACGAAGTCCAGGCCGGCTACTCGGAGACCCTAGCGACCCGGTACGCCACCGAGGCCGAGGACACGTCTGTTGTTGATCCTGAGACCGGGTCAGACACAGGGAACTATTCAGCGTACCATTGGGCACAGAAAGCCCGTGAGAACGCCAACAGCGCCCTTCCGTCCAGCCCCAATGATATGGACTTCACTCGGTTCTCTAATTCGGCGGGATGGATCGCACGGACCCCGGCACAAGTCCGCTTCGACCTGAACCTGAACGGCAACTACCTCCCACGCAGCGGCGGCGATCTCGACGGGCCGGTGACGTTGCCCAATAGTACAGCCCTCAAGGCTTACGATGCTGGCGGCGATGCTCAGGCGCTGGCCCGCATCACTGGCAACGACGTTGCGCGTTACGGCACGATCTGGCTAAAGCTGCGGTTCCAGAGTGTGGATACGCCTCTGATTAACGGCAACCAAATCTGGCACGCCGGCAACATGGGCGCTGGCTCCGGCCTGGACGCCGACAGTGTTGATGGCCGTAACGCCAGCCAGCTTTGGCATCCGGGCAACGACGGCTCCGGCTCCGGCTTAGACGCCGACAAGGTCGATGGGAAGCACGCCTCGCAGCTTGGCGCTATGCGGCGTGAAGCGCGCTTTTACATTGATACAGGCGGCTGGGGCCGAATTAACGTCCCGTTCGATAAGTTTCTGTTCTGGGTAACAACCGTCGCGGGGAGGCACGACCACTGTCACGGTATTGCCCATGTAAGTGCTGACAACGCTCAAGCAATCATCGGGAGCGTCTTTAACTACGACGACGGTCGAGTAGACAGTATGCGGGAACTATTCGAGGTGGACATTCACCACCAGAAAGACCTGGAAATTGTGAACAACCACACTGAAGGCATCATTGTCGTCGTCCACATCGCAAGCCTCGACCCCTAACTAAGAAGGACAACAATGGCACTGAGCAGCGGGTACAGCTACGTCCAGTACGAGGGCGACGGCTCTACCACGCAGTTCAGCGTCACGTTCCCCTACCTCAAGCGTTCGCACGTCGAGGTCCGCGAAGACGGCTCGACTGTGAGCTTCTCGTGGGCTGACAGCGGGACGGTGCAGACGGACACCGCTCCCGCTGACGGCTCCACGATCGAGGTGCGGCGCGTGACGCCCAAGGACGCGCGTCTGGTGGACTTCGTCGCCGGCTCTAACCTCACGTCCAAAAACCTGGACAAGAACAGCAACCAGCTTTTCTACGCGGTCCAGGAGGCGTTCGACAACCTGATGGCCGCGCTGCCGCTCGGCAGTGACGGCACCTGGGACGCCGATGACCGTGTGATCTCCAACATCGCTCGCAGCGAGGACCCGAACGCTGCAGCCACGGTCGAGCAGGCTTACGGTGAAGCTGTGGACGCCCACGGCTGGGCCGACGAAGCCGAGGAGTGGGCGCAGAAGACCGGGGAGACGGTCACCGACAAGGACGGCAACGACACGGGCGAATACTCCGCGAAGGAGTACGCGGTCGGCTCGACCATCGAGACCGGCTCGGCGCAGTTCCACGCGAACAATGCGTCGGTCTGGGCTGCCAACGCAGAGGACAGCAAGGAAGCTGCTGCAGACGACGCCCAGCGGGCGATGACGGCTGCCAGCACGGCTACGTCCGCCCGAGACGCCGCACAGACCGCTCGGGACGACGCCCAGGCTGCGGAGGCCGACGCTGAGAGCGCGCGTGATGACGCACAGAGCGCGCGTGACACGGCCTATAGCCACGAGCAGGACGCTCTTACGGCCAAGGGCACAGCGGTCTCTGCGAAGGATACAGCCGTCTCAGCCAAGGACACGGCCCTGACCGCCGAAAGCGATGCCCAGGACGCCCGTGATGCGGCACAAACCGCTGAGACCAACGCCCAGAGCCACGAGCAGGATGCTCAGTCGGCCAAAAATGCGGCGCAGACGGCTCGGGATGACGCCCAAGCGGCGGAAGCTGACGCGGAAAGCGCCCGTGATGACGCGCAAAGCGCACGGGATGCTGCCTACAACCACGAGCAGGATGCTCTGGCCTTCCGCAACGACGCTCAGACAGCCGAAGCAAACGCCACGGACGACGCTGGCGAGGCTGAACGCTGGGCTACGGAAGCGGAAGACACGACCGTCACCGATGACGAGGGCACTGACACGGGCAAGTACAGCGCGTTCCACCATGCTCAGAAAGCTGCAGCAGACGCCAGCACGGCCAACACTGCGGCTTCTGATGCAACCACGGCCAAGAACGACGCCCAAGACGCCCGCGACACTTCCGAGACCTATCGAGACGAGGCTGAGACTGCCCGTGACGCAGCGTTAGGTTTTAAGACCGATGCTGCCGATAGCGAGATCACGGCGGAACGCTGGGCGAATGAGGCTGAAGACACGACCGTGGTGGACGCCTCGACCGGCTCGGACACAGGCGAGTACAGCGCCTATCATTGGGCGCAGAAGTCCCAGCAGTATTCTGGCGGTGTCCGTGTCTCAGGTGACGACGACACGTCCAGTGTTCTGGACGCCAAGCTGTCTGGTGGCAACAACATCAGCCTGACGGTCGAGAACCCTGGAGGCACCGAGGTTCTCCGGGTGGACGGCCCGAATGTTCCCGTCCAGAGCGTGAACGGGCAGACCGGAAACGTGAGCCTGGGTCCTGGGAACGTCGGTGCTGAGAAGCAGCGCGAGTTCTTCCGAAACTGGAAGAACACCGGAAACAACCAAAGCGTTTCAGACGGGACTGGCACCCGTGTGGCCTGGAACAACACACCGTTGGTGGATACAGCCGGTGCTTGGGATGGGTCAAACGATGTCTGGGTTGTCCCATCTGGCGTCAAGTATCTCCGGGCCGAAGCGGCCCTCAAGTGGGCTAACTTGGGGACGGACGAAAGTTTCCAGGCTATCATGCGGATCAAGAAGAACGGCAACAACATCGCTTATGTTCGCCGGAACTTCTTGTACGGCACAGAAATCCAAGGCAGCACCGGAATACTGGATGCCGCCCAAGGCGATGTCATCGAAGTCGAGGCGTTCCAGACTTCCGGCAGCGCGCAAGACCTTCGCGACGGCAACAACGAGATGTGGTTCTCTATCGAGGCCATGTACTAACCGATGAACCAAGAACCAGAACGATCAATCAACCCAGAGCATCCTCCAGCAGACACGAACGACCGTGACCTCATGATCTTCTTGGGCCGCATGGACGCCAAGATCGACCACATCATGGCGGAACAAAAGGCCCAGGCGAAGAAGCAGGACGGCCTGGAGACCAAGGTCCAAGGTCTCGATCATCGCGTGGGAAAGCTGGAGGCCGGCGAGGAAGATCGCGGTGATCTCCCGACCCGGATCAACGAGATCGAGAACTACCAGCAGCGCGAGCGTGGCCGGCGCAACGTCCTGATCACGGTCGTAGGTGTCGGCGGCACCGTCCTGGGCGCGTTCGTGAAGACCCTGATCCAGAAAGGAGGCACAGTGCTTGGCGGCTGATCGAGACACCCTCAGCCAGCTTCACACCGCCGTGGCCCAGAACCTGCTCAAGAAGATCGAGAACGGCGAGGCCACGGCGTCGGACCTCAACGTGGCGCGGCAGATGCTCAAGGACAACGGCATCGAGAGCCTGCCCACGCCTGACAATCCCATCGGCAACCTCGCCGAGGAGCTTCCGTTCGATCCCGAACAGGAGGAAAGCGAGGAAGCCTAACAGAGCCACACAAAGCCTGTGTGTTTGGGGGAACCCTTACGAGGTACGAACAGTCCTCGTCGGGGTTCGACCCCACTCACTGCTCGATGTGAAGCTCTCATGGACGCATACACCGAGGAGGCATGGCCGAGACTGCAAAGAAGGTCGGCGCTTCTCCCTACTGCGGGCACGTCGATGACCCGTGGTGGCGGCAAAAGGGAAGCGGCGTCCCCAAGAACAACTGGCCGATCTACGAAGACTTCCGCAACTTCCTGTACCTGACGTGGCAGCACCTGGACCTGCCAGAGCCGACGAAGGTCCAGTACGACCTCGCCCGCTTCCTGCAGCACGGTCCACGCCGTGGCGTGATCGAGGCGTTCCGTGGCGAGGGCAAGTCGATGGTCGCATCGGCCTTCGTGGTGTGGCTACTGATGCGTGATCCCGACATCAAAATCGAGGTGATCTCCGGGTCGAAGGATCGCTCCGACAGCTTCTCGACCTTCACCAAGCGTCTGATCGGCGAGATGCCTGTGGTGTCGCACCTCAAGCCGCGCCAAGGCTGCCGCGACAGCAACATCCAGTTCGACGTGGCCCCGGCCAAGGCCAGCCACTCGCCCTCTGTGAAGTCGGTCGGCATCACTGGCGCGATCACCGGCTCACGCGCGGACGTGATCATCCCCGACGACGTGGAGATGCAGAACAACTCCGACACCCAGACGAAGCGCGAGCAGCTTCACCAGCGGGTGAAGGAGCTAGACAGCGTGATCAAGCCGGATGGCCGGATCATCTACCTGGGCACGCCGCACACCGAGCAGAGCCTCTACAACGAGCTTGCGGTGCGTGGCTACCAAGTCCGCATCTGGCCCGCGCGCTATCCTGACGACGAGCGGCGCGAGAAGTACGGAAACGCCCTCGCCCCGATGATCGCCAACGAGCTTGATCGAGGCGAGGTCAAGGTCGGCGACCCGACCGACCCCGAACGCTTCACTGATATGGACCTGCGCGAGCGTGAGCTATCCCACGGCACCGTGGACTTCGCTCTGCAGTTCATGCTCGACACCTCGCTGTCGGACGAGGAGAAGTACCCGCTCAAGCTGCAGGACCTCGTGGTCACGAACGTCGATCCCGACCTCGCTCCGTCGAAGGTCATGTGGCGACGTGACCCGCAGCTATACATGAAGGACCTGCCCAACGTCGGCCTGCACAACGATTGCTTCTACCGCGCCTCCTGGGAGAGCGACGACAAGTTCCCATACGAGGGCGCGGTCATGGTCATCGACCCGTCAGGCCGAGGCCAGGACGAGACCGCTTACGCTGTCGTGAAGATGCTGAACGGCACGCAGTTCGTGACGGCGATGGGCGGCTTCCAGGACGGCTACGCCGACAAGACCCTGCGCCGCCTATCGGAGATCGCCCGCGACCAGCAGGTCAACTACGTCTGGTTTGAGGACAACTTCGGCGACGGCATGTTCGGCCAGCTACTGAAGCCGTACCTGATGGACATCTACCCGGTGACCATCGAGGGCGATCGCAACTCCACGACCAAGGAGTGGCGGATCATCGACACGCTTGAGCCGGTCATGCGCCAGCACAGGCTGGTCGTGGACGAGGACGTGATCTGGGACGACTACAAGAACGTCCCTGAGAGCGCCGGCAAGGAACACGCCCCGAAGTACCGCCTGTTCTACCAGATGGCCCGCATCTGCAAGGAGAAGGGCGCATTGGCGCAGGACGACCGTCTCGACGCCCTGGCGATGGCTGTCGGGTATTGGGTCAACGCGATGGCCCGTCACCAGCAGCAGGCTGCCGACGAGCGCAAGGCCCGCTGGCTGGAGGAAGAACTCACCGCACACATGGACAACCAGCTTACCGACACCACGCGAGGAGGCCCTGGAAGGCGGGGCGGACTGACCTGGATGTGAGGGGGTTGAAAAAGACCTTTCCATCACCCCCAGGGGTCCAAGCCCTTTGTGTAGAAACACAATAGACTGTCCCCTTAGACTTCCTTAGCCCTCCTTAGCCTGTCTTAGCCTGTCCTGGAATGTCTTAACCTGTCTTAGCCCTGCCCTGGCGGTATGCTAGGGTAGGGTTAGACAGATCGTCCTAATGGTCCACCCAATCCACCCACCAAGAAAGGCTAGGCTTAGAATGTCGGAAATCCTCTCGGACGCGGCCTTCGATCTGCTAAGGGCTGTCCTGTTCGTCCTGGGAGCAGGTTTCTTCCTGTACGGAGGGCTGGCCGTCTTCCTGCCCCTCCCTGTGATCCTCTGGGAGATGGTCGGGGACGTACCTATGTTCGTCTGGGAGTACCTTGCATGGGCCTACGGCGTGTCGGTGTAGGCGTAAGCCGGCTTTAGAGGGCGCGCATGAGCCTGCATAAGCGGGCCAAAACCCGCGTTGGTTGGCGTAACCATGCTGAACCCCGATTACGCGTGTGCGCGCGCGTGCGCTCCCCCGTGCGGGCGGGCGCTTCATCCTACGCGCGCAGGCACCCGCCCCTGGGGTCTGGGCGCGCCTGGGCCACCAGGAGGGGTCACAAACCCGCGCGAACCCGCCGCAAACTGCGCCTTGCACGGGATCAAGCAACCCGTGCCACCTTACCTGGGCGCATCCTGGGGCGGGCTGCAGCCCGGGCGCAAGCTGGGCTGCAGAGTTTTTTCACTTTGTGGGATCGTTTTCCATTTAAGTACATGAATAATCTATCGCCTTTTCGCCGGCTCACACCCGCCCCGATCCGCTAAAGCCTGCCCACAGCCTTTCACAGCCGGCCACAGCCGGCATCAATCCGTTTTCACGGCCTATCCTACGCGCTGCCCTAGCCTGCCTCACAGCCGGCTTGTACGCCTTTGTGCGGTCCTACGCGCTTGCGCGGCGTGCGCGTCATCCGTCCACCAGTGCGCGGCGACCGTCCCTGGCTGGCCCTGGCTGGCCCGCGCGGTCCCTTGCGGTCCCTGGCCGATCCTCTCGCCCTAGCAACATTTCTTTCAGATTTTTTCGCAACATCCCGTGCGCCGACAAGCCGCAAATCGGCGTATGCCCTGGCTTTTGGCCAGATCGACAACCCGCTTAAATCTATCCATTGACATCCTTACGGGGTACGAACTATATCTCCCCTAGCAGCAAACGAAAGCCCAACAACGGGGCGGACGGGCTGCGGCAGCCGAGCGGTCGGGCGAAGACATACGACAGACCGCAAGCGGGATCGTAAGGTCCGGCGGTCGCGGGCGACAGCCCGTGGCGCTGGCTGAGATACCGATCCG